ATGGCTCAACACATTAAATTTACTAAATCGGTAATAGACTCTATTCCTTTGTCTGAAGAGAAACAAATCTTTTACAGAGATACAGTAACTATAGGATTTGGCTTATGTGTGGGCAAAACTAAAAGCTATTTTGCTGAAAAGAAAATGCCTAATGGCAAATCTAAACGCAAAGTTATTGGAAAGCATGGCGTCTATACTCTAGAACAAGCCAGAACTGAAGCTAAACGGCTTCTTATCTTGATGGATGAAGGAGTAGATCCAGTTAAGCAAAAGCGTGAAATACGAGCCTCAGCAATTCAAAATGATGCCTTACAAAAGCTAGTCCCTACCCTTACTGAAGCTTACCAATACTATAAATTGCGTAAAAAGCTGGCTGAAACTTCTTTAATTGCGTATGACGGATGCATAGAGAATTACTTCAACGATTGGAAAGATTTGAAACTTGATCAAATCACCAGTGCAATGATTATTGATCGACATTTAAAACTTTCTGAAGCAAGCCCTTCCCGAGCTAATCTTGCATCAAAATTTTTGCATGCTCTCTTTAACCATACAATTAGCAGATATAAAGATGAGTCTGGGAACAAAATTCTAAATATTAAAAACCCAGTTGTTATTGTTAAAGAAGAAAAGGCTTTCAATAAAATTAAACGCAGAAAAGGCCATATTCGTGCAGATCAACGCGAAGCATGGGCATTGGCTGTGGCCACAACTTACTGGCAAGGTGAACAAAATAACGATTATAGAGCGTACACCAACCAAGACTTTTTATTTTTACTTGCTTTAACTGGTTTTAGACGCAGTGAAGCAGAATCTGTTGAATGGAAAAATGTAGATCTTCAGTTTGGTACCATCAAAATCGTTAATACAAAGAACCATGAGGACCTTCTGCTACCTATGGGTGATACCCTTTGGCACCTTATGCGTGAAAGAAAAAAACGTGCCGGCAATAATAAATATGTCTTTACCGATAGAAATGGTGTTTCCCATATTTCAGACCGCCGGGCAGCACGTGAAAAAGTAACTGAGAATTCAGGTATCGAATTTACGTTCCATGATTTACGCCGCACCTTTGGCACTATCGCGAACAGCTTGGCCATAGGAAGCTATACGATCAAAAGACTAATTAACCACACCACGGACGATGATGATAACGATGTGACTGATGGATATATTCAAGTTTCTTTCGATGATTTAAAGAAAGCTATGAATATGATTGAAGACGTTGTGTTAACTGATATTTCAAAAGCTTTGATTAAAAAAAGAATCTATTTTGATCAAAAATCAATAAGGAATATTCAAGAAAAGTGGATTGAGCATAACAATATTATTATAAGCAAATATTATGAATAGTTGGGCTGGTTAATGTCATCCTAAATATGAAAAAAATTACTGAAAAACTGAGAGTTTGCAAATGAAAGATTGGGTCTACTTTTATATTGAGTACACAATAAAATATGGTGAGCCATTTTACAAAGAGATAGGATGGTCATTAGGATTAAGTAATAATTTTATGGTAGTAAGTTTAAAACTTAGCTGACATAGGATTGATTAATAATTTTAGAGGGATCTTGATATGTGTGCTAACTACGAACCTATTAATAAAGATCGTGTCCACCTTTTAGATCTACTCGAGCCTACTTTCGACTATAAAGCGGATATTTATCCGGGTTACGACTGCCCTCTTATTTTTTAAATATAAAAGAACCAATACATTTTATAAAACGAAGCAAGTCTATTTTACTTCGTTTTATATAAATTAAAAATATATTTATTTACATTGGCTCAACATATCAAGTTTGTTATTTACTACCTGAGTTTTTACATCCAGCAAACTTAACAAACTTGGGAATAAATTATCCTGACTTAACTTTTGTTTAGTTTGTTGGCTTAAACAATTCACTTGAGCAAGATTATGTTGTTTCCAACTTTCAGAGAACCACATAATCATTGGTACATGTGTTTGTTGGCTCGGTGCGATTGCATAAGGTGAACCATGTAAATATAAACCATGTTCTCCGGTTGATTCGCCATGATCAGATAAATACCATAAACCTGTCTGATATTTTGATATTTCTTTTAAAGTATTAATCATTTGGCTTAATACATGGTCTGTATATACGATTGTATTATCATAACTATTTAGCAATTCGGTTTGCGAACAGCCCTGTATCGCATTCGTATCACAAGTCGGTTTAAAGGGTTGATATGCCTCAGGTGCACGCTTGTAATATGCAGGCCCGTGACTACCCACCTGATGCAAAACAATCAAACGTGGGCGATCATCATCTTTGGCAATAGTAGCCAAATACTGCTTTAAGCTGTCAATGAGAATGCCATCATAACATTCGCCATCTTTACACCATTTTTTCTTTAAGTTTTCNGGAATTTGGTATTGNTCAACGCGATCACATGCACCTTTACAACCNGAGTTATTATCAATCCAAGTCACTTGGTAACCCGCACGTTTTGCAATATCTAGTAAACCTTCGCGGTGACTNGCTAATTGCTCATCATAATCTACACGTGGCATACCCGAGAACATACATGGNACAGAAACCGCTGTTGCCGTACCGCATGAGCTCACTTGCGAAAAGTTGAAAATATCTTGTTTAGAAAGCTCNGGATTCGTATTTTTTGCATANCCATTTAGAGAGAAACTTTCGGCACGTGCCGTTTCACCTACAACAAGTATCATTAACTTAGGGAGGTTCTTTTGTACNCGCTGAACTTGATGAGCATCTTGTCCATATATCACAAGAGGCAGATTTTTCTTCGGAGCCTTCTTATGATAGTAAGACATAAGCGATGAAATACTATTTTGCGGTGAAATCATCCCTTTTAAATCACGATGNTCACGAAATATTGCAGCGAAATCGANATAGTANGTAAAAAGTAAAACACCGACCACTGCAAATGAAGCTACCAGTGAGAATACTTTCTTCAATAACAACCGTGATACTTTTTCTTGTTTAAATTTAACTTGAGTAATTAAAAAAATGGGTAAAATAACAAAAAAAANTGTCCATAAAACAAAGCGTAAAGAGATTAGATCGGTAACTTCCGAAACATCGGTCTGCACCATATTTTGAATTTGGTCGGATGAAATAATGACACCTAATGTGTTTACAAAATAAGAGCTAAAACCACCAATAAATATCAATAAAATTGCAAAGATTTTGGCAGTCCATTTCCAATTTATTAATTGAAAAATTAAATTATATACTGCTATTAAAATAACTAATGTCGCCCCTAAGAAAAGAACTGACTTAATACCATTATAAGGTGTAAGTTGATGGATTTTTTTAAAAAAACCTATATTCAGAAATAAACCTAGCCAGATAGATAAAAGCAAATTAAAATTTAATAGTGTAATATTATTACATATCTCTTTGAATTTTAAAAAATTTACTAGCATTTAAAAACCACTAAATATTAAAAACTCGAAATCTTAGCTAGTAAAACTTAAATAGAAATTAAAAAATGAGCTTAGTAACCAATAAGAATACAAAGCTATATTATTAAAAACAAATCTTTAAGCTCATCTTAATTTTAAAAATTTATTGTTTGATAAATTTATCATTTGAGACTCTTAGATGAATAATTCAAGTCATGAAATGAGTGAGTATATAACTAAAGTCCCCCAAGTTACCCTTCTATTCTGGATTACTAAAATCTTCGCAACTACTTTTGGTGAAACTGGCGGAGATAGTTTTTCAATGTCATTGAAACTTGGGTATTTAACTAGTACTTTTATTTTTGCTATAGTTTTTATTATCTTGTTGATCTGTCAAATTAAGGCAAAAAGTTATAAACCATATTTATATTGGTTTACCATTATTGCGAGTACAACTGTTGGTACAACATTAGCAGACTTTGTCACTCGATCTTTAGGTATTGGTTATAGTGGAGGAAGTAGCTTACTCCTCGGCTTAGTCATCTTCTCATTATTGGGTTGGTATAAAGTTGAAGGCAGCGTCTCCCCTCATACCGTTAATAAACCTAAATCAGAAGTCTTTTATTGGTTAACAATTACCTTTAGTCAAACTTTGGGTACAGCTCTTGGTGACTGGTCAGCAGATACGATTGGATTAGGCTATAGTGGCGGGATTGCTCTTTTCTCAGCACTCATTTTATTGATGGTGTTTTTGTATAAATTCACTTTTGTTTCACGAACATTTTTATTCTGGAGTACTTTTATTTTAACTCGTCCTTTGGGTGCTGTAGTTGGAGACTTTCTAGATAAGCCCCTTTCCGCTGGAGGTTTAGACTTAAGCCGTTTTGCAGCATCAGGAGTAATATTAGTTGCTATTTTAATATGTATTTATTTTAGTAAAAATAATCAGTTAGGTAATGTAAAAAATGCATAAATTGTAAAAGCCCTCCTCAGAGGGCTTTCACACAAATGCCTACATTTACATTGTTATTGATCGTATGAGCTGAGCATCCTGAAAATAGAATGCACAGCAATGAAATTGTGAAAGCTATCTTTGAACGTCTGCAATGAAAGACTTTCATATCACAACTCGATTGGCGATCCAGCCGTAGAAAAATTGTTCCTGGCTTTTATTACGTTCACAGATTTCAATGTAACGTTGCCCTTGCATAATATTGAGCACTCGCACCAATACTTTCTCGCCTTCTTTCCCGCGTTTGGCCAGATAGGTTTTAAGAGCTCCAAGAGTTTCAGCCCCATACACACCATCAACCTCTAAATCTGCATATCCGGCTTTACCTTGGTTATTTAGTAAGTTCAAAGCTCGTTGTAAAAGTGGTTTTGCAAAACTGGTACCACAATTTACACCTGTATCCAAAAGCTCTTCTGCTACCATGGGACTAACAGTATTTACTTGGTCAAATCGTGGAGCTGTCCAATAGTTTTTGCGGTAAATTGCTTTGGCCACATCCAGAGGTAAATCTCGCATATTACCTTTGAATCCATTTGCTCGAGCAACTGCTTCAGTAATTCCATACTTAGTTGCACCGCCCCGATCAGCTGGGTTATTTACGTACCCGCCCTCACGCTTAATTAACTCGTCAAGATATTGTTCAATGTTCATTTCGGTTTCCTTCAGATGTAAAAAACCGCCCGAAGGCGGCATTAGCTGTTTTCAATGTCTTTTCTGGCTTTCTTAAACTCTTTGATCACTTCAACGATCGTTTTACCTTCCTGCTTATCAATGAAGTTAAAGATCCATCGGACTAAAGCCCAACCGGGTAAACCACAAACAAAGAAGAATCCACCAAGTGCGATCATCCCCCATACATCAGTAACCCATTCATGAAGTCCCCACTTCACAATAATGAATGAACCGCCAGCAAGACTTGATACAACAGTACAGATCAAGCCTACAGCCCACTCTTGAGGTGAGCGCGGCATACGTGTCATTAATACAACTGCTGCAACCAAACCGACTGCTAAAGTCACCATGATTGCAATCCCATATAATTTTAAAAGTGCTGTAAAACCGCTAGTGGAAACTGGTTCCATTAATTTCTCCAGATATTTTTAGACAATAAAAAAGCACCCGAATTGGGTGCTCAAAGTTCTTATAAGGTTTAAAGGGTTTGTAAGATTTTCCCTCCATTAATCAATTGAGTTGTTAGAGGTGCCACCCCAACAATTGCAGGTCCCCCCGGCCCCGGCTGGCCTTCAGTTGTGCCATGGTATTGCCAGTTCCATGTTCCATCATTTGTTGATTTGGTACCGCGTTCGCCCCAATTTCCACCATCTCCAGAAAGTGGTGAGCCATAGCGTTCATTTTGGGTTCGGTAACCTTTACCAGGTGCCGAAGCTTCGGCATCAGTGATTTTCATAACCAATAAATAACTCTCCAGATAGAGGCGATAATCTTGTGAATCATTTGAAATCGGCTGGCCAGTCATGACCCGACCAAATGGTGCTCCAGCACCACCGGGAATTCCCTGAACCCCATAAGATGATCCAGTGTAAATACCACTTGGTGTTGCTCCACCACCTGANCCGCCTCGAGCTAACGTCCCTCCATCGATAATCAGGTTTAGTTTGCTGTGCCGGTTCAATAAACCTGGTGCTCCCTGAAAACCATCACGCCGGGTTTTGGTAAAATTGAAGTCNGAATCTTTTTCCCAATCTCCGTAAGCTAGATGTGGCAACCCGCCATCNCCACCACGTCCAACAACAGCACCTTTAATAGTCAAATTTACCACGAGATCAGGTGGNAACTCACCAGTATCAATAGCAGGTAATTCTGATGCAGCTGGAACGATATACTCTCGTTTTGCAGGACTAGACTTATAGTCGAATTTATAGACAAATCTGGTTTCCGGTCGATAAGAACTTGAACTTGAAACCAGTGCACCTGCTTCAACTACAAAACTGATTTCTCCAGTCGTTGGCAAATCCCCTCTTTGCATCTGATATAAACGTGCCAGATTAATATCCAGCTGGTCATATCGAATGTAAATCGGTGAATCATCTACCGGCACATCAATGAAATCCTTGTCATTGAGGTAATAGCGCTCATCATAGTTAATTGCCGTAATGGTATTTGAGAACTGGTCAGCCGGTTCTCTTTTTGCAACCAGATAAGGCAATGAGCCTTTGGTATCGTCATTAACCACCGTATAGATAGTATTCACAAAATCATCAGGACTAAGCTTTAAGGCCCCGTTCGGTAAACGGCCTAAAACCACCTTGTTCTTGGCAGATCCAGCGGTAACAGGAATAAGGTCCACTGTGCCATCCCCCATTTGCAGATAGATCACATAGCTCTTGCCTGCAATGAAATCTACATCATGGCTTAAGGTGAGGATTAAACCCTCTTGCTGTACCACTTCCCCGCTTTGATGAATACCATTGCGATAATCTGCTACGGCAATACGGTCACGTAGCACAAGCAATTCAGACTCAGGCGCCGCATCAAAGGTAATGGATTTACGTTGAAACCGAAGCTTGTTCCAGATCCGGTACGCATTAAAATGAGCTTGCCACTTGTTTCGCACCCCAACGGATTTCACTTCTTTCGGGTTCTTTGCTCCTTTGTCTGGCAAATAGATATTGATACGACTATCGTCGGTCGGATCCGTGTATTCATAGATCAGTCCATCGTAGTCATCCATCACGCCAAAGGTAAGGTCATGCTTGTAACTATCCGGAATGATATTCCTGAAGTTAAACAGCATTACCGAGTTATCAGTTGGACGTTCAAAATAAAGCTTGAGCTTATTGTTTTGCCGATATGCGGTACAAAATACGGCATCACAAAGATTGGTAACCAGCTCTTCAAAAGACAGGTTTGTATCATCAATAGTGGTACAGAACTCAGCCGCAAGTGGCGTACCAAAATAATCAACTACATCGTTATAAGTCCGATAGATGTTTTCCAGATCTATTTCGTCGATCGTACGGCGGCCAATCTTGTCGTCCAGTGCCATAGATACCAAAGCATCAGCAAAGCTAGACGTTGGATATAGCTCTGTTGTCATTGCCCCGTTTTTATAAATCGGCAACATTCGCTGGAGATCAAAATTGATCTTACGGGACTTGACAGATAAAGCTCCAGTGGTTGCATAAGTACGCGCACGAAAAACCGTTTCATGCTCATACGTTGTGCTTTGCAAAGGATAAGCACCATAAAGCGCCTGCCACTTTACTTCATCTACTACCGTTGTAACCGCCGGTGTTGGTGTTAAACGGCGTGCACGGACACTACAACGCCCCTGAAACGTGACCATATCAAGTGTTGCACCAACGGTCTGACGTGACTTTGCCGAACCCTTCAAAATGATCTGTTTCAGCATCGGATTACCAATCGCTGCACCAGATTCATTTACCGGTGTTACCTCAACTTCAATCGTGACGTTTACAGCACCCTGATTTCCACCTGAAGAAACGGTATAAAGTCCATTTGTGGCCACAAAATTACACAGCACCCGACTACGTTCAACATTGTCCAGAATGAATGGACCAATCCACTTTTCACCTATTGAACTGATCTTTGGTGACAAAGCTGCTGTTTGCTGGGTACTTAACTCTTTAAGCTTTAACCAGTTTGCATTAACGGCCGCCGGATTTGATAACGTCATTCGATCATCAGCTACCGATAGAACGCTGTAAGTGCCGTTTAAATCATAAGTCTGGCCGTTAAACGTGAATGAGGCATTGGTGATTTCTACGCGGTCATTACTTACAAACTTAGTGGTTAAATCTGTGTTGTTCGCCGCTGCCCGAAGGATCTCGTTTGGATAGGCAAAGTGAAGATAGTTAGTACCTTCTAAAGACTGTGTATCTGCAGGACGTAAAACTTGGCCATTAACTGAAGTTTGATGCTGAACCGTTAAGGGTGGAGTTGTAATTTCGGTACCAAGCGAAAAATATGGCTCACCCGAGACAATATCAACGCCTGGTCGATAGACTTCTACTGATGCACCGGCAATATCGACAATATTGGTTTCACCGTCATATGCACCGTTAATTTTATAGTGACCACGACCAATACAACCGACTACATGCTCTACTTCGACATTGTTTTCATATACCTTGTAAGGCACAGTAATCAGATCAGGGGTATCGTGAGCGGCACCATAAATATCTGCGATACGACCATTTACGCGAGTTTTATTTTCACGGTTTGATAATTCGTTATTTGCAGACGAGGATTGATTGTTATTCTGGTTGGTTTGGGTAATTGAGGGCACAGGCATTAATAATGCAACAGCCACACCCATAACTATAGAAGCAACCGCTATCCAAGCTAGAGTTATGGGGTCTATACCCTTGGGATTCTCAATTACAATGAAAGTGCCTGGCAAGAAATCGAGCTGCTTTAATTCATATGCATTCTTCGGCGTGACTTCATTCGCAAATGAAATTTCTGCATGATCCATATTACTTGTCGTATGGAAAATACGGACATGTTCAGGCATATAATCATATTTTGAAGTAAGCCATTGTCCGATGGTTTGAGCCTGCTCAATCGTCTTTTCTTCAGACAAAGCATCTTTTTTATAAATAATCTTAATCATAGTAACTGACCCGACTAAAACCCATTGCCTTGATCACTTCTTCGGATAAAAAAGTAACTCCGCCTTCCATCAAATGTAGAACACGGCCCAAACGAAAAAGCCCCACATGTGGGGGCTTGTTTCGGTATCTCGAGTGAAAGGCGACTATGCAGCCTTCCTTGGGCATGGGCAGTGGATTTAAAAGTTTTAACCTTGATGGTAGAAATACCTTTTCTTTAATAGGCTTCATAAACAATTCAAGTGCTTCCGCCCGGTCTATTCCATATAGATCCAATGCAGCTTCATGAGCAAAATGAACACAGTTGTAGTTTTCCTCGTCATATTGTCTATCAAGCAAATGATCATGACTTTTCATATAGCCCCCTTGAGACCAGTAAAGCGGTCTAGTGCAAAGATATCTCCAGTTTTAGCGGTATTTAATCGTGGAGATTCAGCTTTGAACGTCACAGCTTTATGGTTCATTGAAACACCGGCGAGTTGTAAGCCAAGCAGATAATGCATCGGTGTATTTAAATTATCTGAACTATAAAGCCGATAATTAACTGTTGGTTTTACATCCGGAAATTGACCTTCTATTACCCGTTCAAACTCATCTGGCAAAATATCACCAAGACCTGAAATAGAGACTGTTAAAGTCTGGTCTAGATCGCCCAGCATTCCGGATCTTTGAATTGTCATAGGCAGGTATTCATAAAGCACCTGCCCTTCACCTTCATTGTGCTGAACATACACCCCACGATCATCATTACGGACTACCCGGTAAGTATTCATAAAAGAAGGGTGTGAGAGTTCAATACATTCCAGTTGATAAACATCAACTTTTCGATTGAAAAAGAATTTGGCATATTCGTTATCCATTAGACCTCCCAATCTTTAATTAATGCTATATCTGCAGCAAGGTTAGGCTGGTTTTGAACAACTTCGAGCTGAGCATTTACCCGGTAAAGGTTGCCGTTCACTTCATTGGTCTTGAACGAGTTCGGAATGAAATTACATTGATATTGCTGACGTGTTCCCTGATCAATCACCAGATCCGCATAAAATGAAGCTGGCTTATTCTGGTAGATCCGCCAGAATGCCATCATTTTATTGAAATCGGTTTTACTTAAATTCCAGTTCACATCAACAATATGGCTATTACGCTTCACATCGATGTAATAGCGACCACGCCCACCATCCATTTGCTGACGTTTCACATCATCACCCGGTGTTACGCCATAGCCGCTGGTCTGAGGATTTAGCTTTAACTTGTACATAACTTTCCTTTAGGCAATAAAAAACCCGCTTTCGCGGGTTTCATTTAATTAACTGATAAAAAAATTACTGATTTAAAATTTGTATGTTTTTTCTAATTCGATATAGATCTCGTTATATAAACTATCAATATCAGAATAGAACTGATTAGAACTAGGGATAGCACACCTTGAAAGAGTTTCAAACTCCCCACCCGTAACAATCTTCTTATATTCAATAAAAGCTACAGCTAATGAATGTTTATCAGTAGCACTTAACTCATTTGATAGTAAATTAATAATTGAACTCAATTTTTTAAAATTACTAATAATTGAAGACCGCATATTTTTAGACTCAAGGGCACTGCCCGATTGTGAATAAAATATTTTGGCATCAACTAATATTCTATCTATCAAATCTGTAGCTGCTTCTACTCTCTTATTATGAATAGCATTTTTTTTTGATTTACTATCTCTTGTACCTACAATCCACCATCCAATGATTGTTAAGGCAGAAGGTAATAATGGTAAAATTATATCTTTAACAATGTTTGACATCTAATCATTTAAACACTTAATCGATGAACTTCTTCTTCAAGATATCCTTTAATTTCTTGTTCTAATAAAGGATCTTGAGTAATGATCTTAACCTTATTAAAAAACTCTACAAGAGACATTTTAGTTTCACGAATAAAACCACCAAATGCTTCTTCCAAAAAGGAAGAGCCATAACCTCTTACGCCATCAAAGTTAATTTCAACAATGTCATGAGTTCTAACAGCAGGTAAAAGTATATTTTTTAGGAATACTTCACCTGAAGTTTTTCCATCGTCAATATAACGACCAGAAGGATTCTTTGAAAAATCCTTAGCTACATTAATTTTCATAACACTTTTACTCATCTGACTTTACCAAAGCTTCATCAACTTTTTGCTTATCCAAAGGTATTTGCCATAAAATAAGGGTACCATCTATAGATTCACTATAAGGAATAGCCACACCATTAATGATATCAGTAATAGGCAAATCCGTCATGAACCCTCTATTAATTATATATGAACCTTTGTTACTGTGAATTGCAATTGATGCCTTATGTCCGCACATTGTATTAATCTTGTTTATAATTTGGTTTAAACCTTTACCTCTATTAGGAAGGTTGGTTCGAGTATTACCTATTTCAATAGCAGCCTTGATAGCAGCACTATCTTTATCATATTTAGTTCTATTTTCGGTAATAAAGTCTTTTAATCGTGTAAACCAATCCTCTTTTACATTTTCAGTGTTTCTTATTAAAGACCGGGGGATACCTATCCCTAAGTCACATACACATACTGTTAGTAGTCCATCCAATTCTTGAGAGAAAAGCCACCATTTTTTTATACTTTTAGTCTCATTAGGATATCTTTTTTCTTGATATGCATGATGATGACAATTTGTTAATGCTTCAGTTAAAGATGTAAAAATATTTTTACTAGTATCCTCAGAAAGAATTTCATTAAAGTCATCTAACATTGAATCTGCAGAATCAATTTCGGAATTGTGTCCACTCGCATAGTTCCAATATCTTACAGACTCATCAAACTCATCATCATCAAATTTAAGCTTTTGTTTTAAAAGTTTAAGAATTCCTGTTTGTTCAAGTACTTGATTAACAATTTTTTCATCAGACGGCACAATTTTGAAAGTTATAGCTTGATTTATTAGTGTGAGTGTTTCTAATTCTGCTAGCAGATAAAGAGTACCATCTGAGTACATTTTCTTTGTATTCTTAAAGTCTAACCTTAAGCATACATCATTACGATGATAATAATCTCGAAATCTTTTTGTTATTTTTCTTAATCTTTTCCTAGCTTTAGGATTCAGAATATTGATATGACTAGGAAGTTGCAAGTCAATAATAACTTTCTCAATTTCTTTAATCTTGGTATTTTTTTTCAAATATTTTTTACGAGCTATTAAAGCATTCTTTTTTCGAATGGGCATTTCACGGAAATATTTTAGTCTTGCTAAATATTTTCTTCTTTCTTTAGATAAAAACTTCATAAAGTTACTTTAGGTATAGAATGTTTCATTAAAGTCTTAAAATTAAGTCTATGATTAAATCTAAGACTTTTCAATAATTTATTTTACAATAAGAATTATTGAATAAACAAAACCACCCCGAAAGGTGGTTTTATTGATTAACGATTCCGTCTTGCTGTCGTATTCTCAGTCAAAGACCGACTAATGGTTGAGTTTGGATTTGCGATTTGGTCACTTACAAGTTTCGGTACCTTTCTTGGAAGCTGCTTATCCAGTTCATCTGTAACAATGATCCGGACTGTTTGCTCATCCAGTTGTTCAGCTTCAACTGTCGCTCCACTCACCTGATTAATCACTTCAATTTTGAAATTGATTGTCGGTGTAGAAGGTTCAATTGAAGGCATAATCTCAGCTTGAGGGCGTGAAGTACGTCCTAAAGTAAAATCCTGAACATCATCCAGATTTGAACGATCCTGAACTAAACCATTGGATGAGAAGTAGACCTTGCCATCGTGGTATAGATCAGAAGTTGCTGAAGTAGGCACGTTGCCATTGCCCTTATAAATAATCTGATCATCTTGAACAGATTTATTAAAGATGTTCGAGATTTCTTTGCTCTGGTTAAAAATCCTAGAGCTCTGATTGGCCCGATTCAAGATACTCTCAAAAGTGGTATGGTTTTGAGCATAGTTAGAAACAAATGATTCTGGACTTGTCGCCCTTCTCATCTGTTCAACTTTATCAACACCACCCCATTTTTTAATATCATCTTGGGACCAAACAATTTCTCCTTTATGCACGGCACCAGCAATCTCATATTTCTTACCTTTGCCTGTATATCCTCCATCTGCAAAACCATTGTCTTTGAAGATAGAAACTTCTTTCAGCAATTCTTTCTCAGCATTCTGCACGGTACTGTTTGAAACATTACTATTTAGAACTTTTGAATTAGAAAGGTTAGATATGTTTGAAATCGACTTGTTGTCATTAAATGCTTTTGAACTCAAAAGAGAACGGTTAAAAACATTCTCTATTGAAGTATTGTTCTGTGCATGATTATTGATAAATGCTTCAGGGTTTGCACTCTTACGCATATTTTCAACTAACCCAACACCACCCCAACGGCGAATATCTTCTTGGGACCAGACCACCTCGCCTTTGTGGACAATACCTGCAGGTTCATATTTTCCACCAGATCCAGTGTAACCACCATCTGAGAATCCAGCTATTGTTTGCCCGGCAATCAAACCAGCATTTGCATATCCCATAGCAAGCATGGCGGTTGAAGCCGCAATTTTTGCCCCAAAAAAAGGGATCGTTGCATCAGCAGCTACTTGTGTAGCTGCCAAATGAGCAGAGATAATCGCAGAAGCAATAGCAAAGGATTGTTGAGCTATAAACATTGCCTTAAAAGAGCGTGAATTTTCACCACGCGCATCCTTAACAATTTGAGTTAAACCTCCCCATGTGCTTGAAGCAGACGAAATCATCTGACTGTATAACTGCAATTGACTGTCGTGATCTGCTTTTCTTGCATCAATCGCCTTCAGGTGGTACTCATTATCCATTTGCTGTCTTGCTTCTTTGAATACGCGCTCCGCCTCCAATCGTTCCTGATAACTAGCTTTTTCAGACTCCAAAACAGCCGCAAGATTATCTTTCAACTTTTGATAAGTTTGAGCGTAATCTTCATCCAATACTTGCATATTGGTTTGCTTGGGCTTGGTGTAGTTTGTCGATTTAAGAAACTGACTAGAGGTATCATACTGATCAATTGTTGGATTCCCCACACCATTACGAATAAAATCAGCCTGAAATGCACTCATCCTCCTTCTACGCTCTTCAAGATCGGTGATTTTTGATATTTCATCATACTCAAGAGCATAACGTTTTTTGATACGCTCCATTTCTCCCAGCATGAATTGCTCAGCCTGAAACAAACGTTGCTCTTGAGCAAGTTTTAGTAATCCTAACTCTTGCTGCTTTTGCAATTTCAGGCCATCTAAAGCAACCTTTCTTTGATCTTCAGAGAGTTTGCCTTCAGCAACTAATCGCAAAGAATTAGTTTCATATGTGTAATCAAGCTTTTGTTCTTCAGTCCACTTATAACCATTTACTTCAAAATCAAATTGCTTCTGAGCTAACTTGTCTTCAGCATCATAACGCTCATTAATTTTTGGGATTAAATTTGATTGACCTAAAATGGTTGCTTTGTTGATTTCCTCCTCACGTTTTTTGCTTCTAGCAACTGTTTCTGAGTCATATGTTGCCTGTAGCTGCTTAACTTCCTCAAGAGTTTTAGCACGTGCCTTATATGCTTCATCTTCAAACTTTGAAAGATCGCCGATTGCTTTTGAGGCTGCTTCGGGGTTATCCCCTAAAATTTTACTAAGCTGATTATAGTAAGAGTCTTGTTTGGCTAAATGCTGTGAAGCTTTAGCTTTGCCAAGCTTTTTCCCGTCATAGTCCCAGCCAACAAAATTTTTGGCAACGATTCTCTCTAAACTTCGATAGTCTAAATCGTCATTAAGAAGAGCTGCTTTAGATTTACTATAACTTTTATCGGTCATCGCCTCTTGCACAGCATGTTTAGCCATTGCATCCAATGCATCTTGAGTTTGCTGGATTTTACCGTTTTTATCCAAGACTCCTTGCCCTTGTAAAGACTGCATTAATTTAGTTGAGCGACTTTTTTGCCATGATAAAAATCCTGTGTTGGTATAACCATTATTGGCATCTTTGTGACTACCAAACATTGCCTCATTTCTAAAATCAGTCTCTCGTCCAACTTGAGCTGTCATTACACGAGCTTGTTTATCGCCTAAGCCTGCATTACGGAAGGATTGGTAAACCCGAAGCATATTTCTCACTCGCTCATTATTCCCCGCAAGTAGAACAGCTTGTTTGGCAGACTCTTTGGTTTGTTTTTCAACCTCTTTTGTTTGCTTTCTGCTAGATTCGGTAATACTTTCTTGTAAGTCCTTGACTTCCTTCTGCTTCTTATACCAAGCCTCAAAAATTGCATATTCCTGACCAGTTAAACTTCTAGTCATCGGAATTTTATTGTCGGTATAAAACTCTGATGCCGCACGCGCCTTATCAAGACCCTTTTCGCCACCACCAAATGCCTTAGTGTTTTTTATAAGAAAATCATTTTTCAGATTATCTTTGTTGGCATTGTCTCGTAATTTATTAAGCTTTTCTTGTGCAGCGACTTGGTTATTTAATTCATTTGTTTCTCCTTGTTGAGCACCAAGTACAGTTTGATGTTGTTTTAGGTACTCATTACGCAAGTCGTTTTGTTTCTTCAGCTCAGCATTAGCCTGATTTAACGCAATTTTAGACTGATCCGTTTTAATGGCATATTCTTGCAATTTCTTAATGTTATCAACCGGAACTTTGGCGGTACTGTTGAACTTACTCACAGCATCAGTTGCTGAAATTTGATTTAAAGAATATGCCTGAATTACCTTACTCAACGATTTAACTTGTTCTTCACTACCACCATTTAACCGAATGAATTCCACTTGTGCTCTTAGTGAATCAAGCATTTGTGTTTTCATGTCAGTGAAATTTTGAGTAGCTACTTTTGTTAAGTTTGTTTGAATTGTTAATTGCTTAATTGATTTGGCCGTTACCTCAACATGTTGTCCAGAAGTAGCATTTAAGAGTTTTAGAGCAGTATTACCCTGCTCAATCTTATTTTTTGATTCTGCTACTGCACTAGAGAACTCAATAAGTTTATCAATTTGAGTCTGACTAAAACGACCAGATGAAATCATCTTTTTTAAGAGATCACCTGCATCGCTTGCACCTGTAGCAATAGACTTAATGGCATTTTGATAATCTTCATAATCACTGCCAGATAATTTAAATAATTCCTTTTGGATATAAGCAAAACGTTTGATAGCTCCACTAGCATCATCAATTGCATCATTTTGCTGCTCAATCTCTTTGCGTAACCGCACACCCTCTGTTAATGCTTGCACAGTATTTAACTTTATGTACTTATCTGTTAAATCACTAACCGAGTCAGATTGTGTTGCAAGAGACTCTTTGACTTCATCCGAACTGCTGCTTAGTAGATAGAAAGATGCGGCTGTTGCTGCAATTGCTAAACCCATTGGGCTAAAAATCGCCATAAGCGCTGACTTTGCTAAAGCTAAACGGCTAGTAGCAACAGATTGCGCTGTTAAGGCTGCTGATAATCTTGCAGATGATGCTGATTGAGCTGTTTCTGCGGCAGCAACCTCCAACGCAACTTGAGCTTGTAATCGTCCTAGCTGAGCCATTCGTGTGATGGTAGCCGTGCGACCTTGTTCAGTGATTTGGGCTTTTAAACGAACTTTTTCGAGTTCTATTTCTGCCATGATCTGAGCATGAGTAGCTTTGATGTTCGTTAGTGTCACCTGCGTACTTTGTGCTTCGGCAAGCGCAGATTCCACTTCAGCTTTTGCTGCTGCAATATTTGCATTACGTTCAGCAATTGTGGCAAACACTTGTTTGGTTGACGCAGCAATACTCGCTTGTACAGCAACCGTTTTTGTTAAAACAGCTTTTGTCATTAAGCCAATACCAATGGCAAATGCACTGTCTGCAATTAAATTCAAATTATTTGCTAATAACTGAATCGATCCTGATAAAGCCTGTGCTGCCCCGCTTCCTTTACCAGCCTCTCCTACAAATTTAGTAATTTCATTATTAAGTAAAGTTAATGATTGACCAATTGTAATGTCAGTTTTAGCAAAAAGAGTATCAACTTCATCTTGGACATTTTTAAGTGCTTTAACGATTTCCTGTGAAGTGATTTTTCCTTCAGCAGCTACTGAACGTAATTCACCTACAGTAATACCCATACCTTTAGCAATAGCCTTTGCTAGTGCTGGGGTTTGCTCCATTACCGAGTTAAGCTCTTCACCACGTAATGTGCCGCTTGCTAAAGCCTGCCCAAATTGGACTAAAGCTGCATCAGCAGCTTCTGCGCTTGCACCACTGATCGCAACTGCTTTTGATACTGTTTCAGTTAGTCGAGCAGTGTCATCCATAGTGAGATTTAAGGTTTTAGCATTATCACTAAAACGTTGGTAAACCTGTAACACAGAATCCCAAGCTGAATAGGTTTTTTGAGCAATTCGGAAAGTGTCTTCCGTTGCTTTATTTAGTTCAACTTGATTGTTAGTGACTAACTTAAGGCGATTTTGTAATCCAGTATATGTATCCATCTTTGAAATGGCTGAACCTACTGTTAATAAACCAGCCATGTGTCCAGCTAAAGCTCTGGTGGCTACAGACAAGCTGTCCATAGACTTAGATGCAAACTCACCTTTACGTTCAATGCTTTCCAGTTCATTGCCTAGATTACGCGCATTACGTTCAGCATTTTGCGAATCAATAACAATGACCAAACGGGATTCTTGTGCCATCTTACTTTTCCTCTAGGCAATAAAAAACCGCCATAAAAGGCGGTCATTAATCAAAAATAAAAAAACCTGATCTAATTCAGGTTTTTAACAAATCATTTTGAATTATTTCAATTTTTCTTTACATGCTGGTGTTGCCAAAGATAAATCATCATCTTTTTTCATTTCATAACCACCACCAATTGCATAACTTAATGTCATAGAGTTGAGTGTTTCATTTTGCACTTTCCAGAAGCTGCCATCCTGTGAATAGAGTTTATCATTTGATTTTTTAACAGACATTACTCTCGCTGTTCCCATTCCATCCTGACAAATAACACCAGTTCCATCGGAATTTAACTTTAATGTTCCTACTAATCGATCATATTGTCCGGTCCAATAACCGCTATTCTGAACAGAGGTGGCTTGCACTTCAAAAAAATTAGCAGTAGACATACACCCTGCTAAACCTAATATTAAACCTAATAAAATAATCTTTTTCATAAAAATACCCTCATATTTGAGGGTAATTTAGCAAACTGATCATTAAATGTCACATAAAGGAAAACCACCCGAAGGTGGTTTATTTACTTGTATTACTTACATTTGGCTGCTGAACATTATCATTTGTATTATCTAAAGTATGTCGATCTCTTATTGCTACTAAGAAAATAACCACAAAGATTACGATCGCAATTGCTGTCTTCTCATTTTTTCCCATGTTTGGACCTCAAATCCTCTTTTTCTTATATTAATAACATAAATAGTCAGCCATTAAAAAACCACCCGAAGGTGGTTTCTATCAAATAAAACTAACTAAGCTATTTCACAATTGGTTTGATGCCATGAATGGTTATTTCCATATGAAAAACTAATTTCACTTGGAACTAATGTTCTTTCTTGATGATTAAGATTTTCAATTAACTGTCTTAATTCACCATCACCTTGTACGTGCTCTTGATATAAAGCACGGAGTAATAAATCTGTTGGTTTTCCAATTAACGAACGACCAGCTTCCCAGTGTCGAATACTAGATTCGCCAACACGTAAAAGCCCCGCAAGATTTTTTTGCGATAAATTTAGCTCTTTACGAAGAAATCTTATTTCTTCACCATTGAGTTCTGGCTTATGAGTTATTAAATATAGGCCTATGGCATTATGGAGTTCATGGACAGATTGGATTGATACCAATTCGCCAAATTCCTCATCATTTTCAATAGTAAAACCATTCTGTAGCCAAATATTACTTAAGCCACATTCTTCATAGTGATACATAATTTAGCCTACTCTTAAAATGTAGTAACTACGACTGAAAGGTCACCGTTCGTGGTCTCTTTAAATGCAACTGTAGCGGTAATATATTCACCAGCAGTACGAACAGAAACATTTGCTTTACAAGTTCCACGAGCATCCAAATATGGTCCCTCAGTGATGTCTCCATGCTCAAAACAGCAAATAATTTGCTTCATAGAGATACAGCGTTCTTTCATTCTTTCTTTTGCATGTGCAGTTAACTTGATTTTGCTAGTATCTCTAGCAAATGCTCTAAGTTTTTGTTTAGCTTCAGTTAATGTTAAACACATACAAGCAAACACCAAGGTTCTCAAAAGAGTAAAAGAATGCTGAACCGTCAAATATTGACGGTAAGGTGATTATTCATCATTTGATAATCACGCGCAATACCTTAAAGGTAATTTTCTGTCAATCCAGATCAAGTATTTTGTAACATCGACTGCGTTATTTTGAGTCGCGTTTAAGAGCAACTGCTTAATTGTTTGACGTTTTGATCAAATTGGGCTTTTCAGCCCCTGGCAATACCCAATTTGGTCACTTACCTTTGCTTTTGGAAGAAATCTTTTTAAACGCTTCATCCAGAAACAGGTTATCCAAAGCAAAAATACAGTCATTAAAAATATGAGCAGCCACAGGCAAATCATTATGCTCAGCATAGACATTGATTGCATGCTGGTCTAATGATAACGGGATGCTCTGCTCGTACCGTCTGGATCTGCATATAGTGCTAAATGCCGAAAGAATGGATTCAGCCGCATAAGAATATTCTGGCGGATCCGGAATGTGGCCACCTAAGAACTTGATTTGTTCGATTTCGTGCGGCGTTTTCGACGCATACGTTTTTTGGTATTTGTAGAGCTCGATGACTTTCCCAGAATTAAAGCCTTGTCCTTGTCGGCTTCTTCCTGAATCTTCTGGGCCTGCTCTTTAATGAATAACCAGATTGAAATACCAATGTCACCTTGATTGAGAAGTTTTGAGGCATTCTCAGGGGTATATGGTTTTTCCGATTCAACTGGCTGACCGTCTACAACTTCTGAAAAAACTATCCCCTTCCAATCTTCAATCAGGTGAGCAGCACATGCATCCAGTAATAATTCATGATATAGCTTGGCATTTTCATCTTTTACCATCACATCATAGCCTTTGGATGTGATTTGGTTTCCTGCCTTCTCTAGTGCAACTTGAAAGGGCTTATAACCAATTCCCCGGATTTTAAACTCTGCATGTCCACCTTCAGTTTCAAAAGTGCACCACTGAGCAACATCTGAGCTTTTAATAATTCCGACTTTTAAAGCCATAGCAACCTCTGAAATTTTTGAAATAAAAAAGCCCATGGGATTCCATAGGCTTTGTTACTGATTAAGCTGATTACACAAGAGCACGTACAATCGTTGGAGCTGTACGAACTTGAGCAAAGTTGATGTCTACAGTAATGATGTCATCACCACCACCATCCGGGTGATTGGCTTCCATCACTTCTAATTGAGGGAAGTTAAACGAGTATTTACTGCCTTTGCTGTCTTTAATATCGAAAGTCAATGTAAATACATCTCGGGTTTTAATGGCATCAATCCACCCTGCCGCAGTTGCCGAGAACATGAAGGAAGCATTTGCTTCGATATCCATCATCTTTTCAATGTAGAACTCTGGTGTGTATTTGCCTGAGCCGATACAACGGATTGCTTCAAGGTTGTTATTAATTGAAAGCGTAAGCGATTGCATGCACGCTTTACCTTGAATTGATTGACCATTAATAAGCAAGTTTTCCACGTTTGGCATACTGACCAATGGACGGGTTGAAGCCGCTATAGGATTAGTGACAGGATTGACTTGCTGACGGGTAAATGAGCTACCAACAAGTCCAAAGTTACCTGTGATTTTCCCAGTTGTTTGAATGGTGATTTCACCGGTATTTACCTGCACACCACGGTAGATAAACACCTGCCCAATATCTTCAAAAACTTTAACCAGCGTTAATGACTTACGTACGGTACCACCAATGGTTAAGCTGTTTGCTGCCCAGTTATTGAAAGCTAAAGCACTTAAGAATAAATCAAAGGTACCAAGTGACAATTCAAACTCTAACTGACCAGCTACTTCAGCTTCTGTGACCACACCGCCTTGACGGTAGCGTGAATCCACCACTTCACTGCTTTCTTCAGTTGAGACGTTTTCAGATAAACCATCACTGACACGGCGAACGGTGTACCAAACTGGATTTGCCGGGGTCGTTCCTAAAACTGCTTCTTCACAAGCATATAATCGAATTTTTGCGCCTGAACTCATTTATAGTTCTCCAAAATTTAGGCATAAAAAACCCGCTTCATCAGCGGGAAGTTATAAAAAATGGGCGTAAAAAAACCCGCTAAATTTGCGGGTTTTTAAAGTGTTGCATCTGTGTCGGAGATTTCTGGCGGTTCCACACCAATCATTGCTGCAGCTACTGCCTGAGATAAGTTAGTAGGCTGGAACTCAACTGGTGTTTCACTCAAAGGCTCTTCAGGTTCCGGCACAGGCTCTTCATGCAGACGGATGTCAATCCAACGCCCAGTAGGAATATCAAGCGGATTGTCCAGGTCAGCCACGACTGCAGCAATATCAAAGTCAAACTTTCGCTTGTAGGTTTTAATTGAAAGATCACCGTTCTCTAATGTTTCATAGAGCACTGCCACGACTGTATTACCATTGGCATCTTTAGGAATTTCGATATACCAACCTTCCTGAGCAAAGCCTAATGATCCTTTAATCAAGTAATCGCCTGTACCCAACTTTTCAAATGTGATTTCCTGATCTTTGGCATCCTCATTCAGTTCAATTGAGTTGGCAAAGAGCTTTACAATTGGTGAAGCTGCCTTGATAAAACCGTTGGCATCAACAGTAGTATTTTTTGTTGTTCTAATCGTGAATAGATTAAAAACGTTTGTAGCGTTATGGTATGAGGCAATATATGCTTCGCCACTTGATGGCACAATACCTAAACCGCCCATAGCATTTTGAGAAAAGCCTGAAACCATCCATGACCCGGCTCTCAACGTTGCTGTATTCGTTCCAACAGTATAGAAGCCACATTCATTCGGCATAGGGACCTGTTCTGTAGGATTACTAAATTGAATACCGCTTTTGGCTCCAATACCAAAATCCCCCACTCTCATTACTCTACCAATGTTACCATCAGTCGTTGAAGTCGTTAAAGTGCCTGTAGCAGCAGTACCAGCACCTTGAACCTGTGTCCAATCAGGTGTCAAATTTGGAATACCCGAAGCAAAAGGCAGCATAAATTGCCGCTTACCTTGAGCTGAGTTATAGGGATAAGGCCGATGATCCCAAGAATATTTAAAGACTAGATTTGCCATTATGCAGTTACCCCGTCAATTACCTGAAAAGTCAGAGTCTCGGTATGTTGAGTCACACCACCCACGACGGCTTTGATATCCATCTGACACAAGCCTAAAGGCCATGTAGCAGTACTTGTTCCTGATTTAATATTGAGCCAGCCTTTCTGAGTGCTTTGACTTAACGCTGCACAAGTCAACGTTGCTACGGCGGTTCCATCGAGAGTTTTAACTTGCGAAGTAAAGGTATATCCCGTTAAATCGATCGCTCGACGTACATCATTGGCTGGATATTGCAGTGCATCATCCATATCAACTAGCTGCAGATTTAAGTTGAATGTGTCACCACGCTTAAAAACATGATTGCTCATAAGTGATTCCTATAGACATAAAAAAACCACCGATGAGGTGGTAGTAAATAAGACATAAAATTCCTCTCAAAATGGAGGTCTCATAATTCAAATTAGTTAATATCTAGGTTTATATCTCTTGTTTCCTCCACTCGTAATACAGTAGTGCCCACCTCTAGGACCCACGCAATAATCCACCACAGCACATGAACAATCACTATCGTAGTAGGTTTTCTTCTGTTTTCTTTCAGAATGATGAGGATGAGATTTTAAGGCCTGATAATTATTTGACGTGGTTGATCGAGACTTTTGTTTAAAGCAACCATCCGTTTCACATAATAGCTTTGTTGATAACCACTGAGGTGATGAGGAATTTAAGGAAATACGTGCCCAGTTTCCTCTCGTCTCATAAATATCAACTTTTTCTCCACGTCCTAACTTGCCTACTACGTGACCGTTTGGTTTATCTCTAATATTTAAAGAATTAGTGTTGATATATTTTGATTCGATAACTTCCTCTACTGCACTCTGTGCATTTTCTGAATCTGAAGTTTGTTTTGGAGAGTTATCATTGCCTGAACCAAAAATCCCTAAAGCTACTAATCCTGCGGCACCCCAGCCTAAAGTTGATTTTTTCATGTTTTACCATTTGTTATAAATTTCTATTACTGTAACAGAATGTAATCTCAAATGATAATATGCTGAGGTCATTAAAAATAATCGCCTTGCTGTAGCTTTTTCTTGAACTCAAAGCTCATTATCTAAATCGACACTTACTCCAGTAACAACGTTATGTTTAGGCCCTCCGAGACTAACAACATTAGCCAAGCGTATATTCACATCAGAAACACATAGCTTGTTTTCAGATTGCCATTTGCTCAACTCAACAGACATAACATCTTCAAGATGCCGTTCCAGTTCTTGCCGTTTAATTTCGATTTCTTCTAAAGTCAGCATACATGACATATCAATTCACCTTGTACCCAATGCTCACATTATACTGAATGAAATCAGCATCTTTACCCGCATAAATAGATTGACCATTCAAACATTCTAAGTGTTCGATTGTGAAATATTCAAAATGTGCCAGTAAAGCATCGCCAAGAACCGTTAAAGCTTTTTCTCCCACATGAAGTCGATCAAAGCATTGAATCATGATATTACCGGTACGGCGAGTACATGGTTTATCTGCAATGCCTGAGGTAAAACTCGGGCCACCTGCAATCGTTAAACGGCACCATACACCTTTTGTTGGAACAGTAAAGTCAGGTGCATTTGGATACTGAATCCGTTCTTGAGCAATACCCCTAAAGCTTTGCATGCGATCAATAATAGCTTGCCTAGTCTGCTCTAAAGTCATTGCCATTTTAGCCACCGTACTTTTGAGAAATAAAATTAAACGTGAGGCCATAAATACCTTGTGGCGCTTGATCAGACCAACCGTTTTCTAAACGGGGTGCATAAGCTTTATTGTTCTGAATATAGACCAAATTACCCAATTTAATTTTTACAGCTTGAATAGCTGCATCTTGAATTGGGTTTGTTTCAGGTTCACGCACGCCGAAATCAGCAGATCCAACCGAAACAATATGTGAAGCACGGTATGCTCCAGTATCAACAGGACTTAAATTAACTAAGGATTGCACGGTATCCATGACAATATTCTTTACATGGTCTTCTGCTGCTTTAGACACATCAAGACTAAAACTAGTCGGCTTTTTCCCCTTCCATCCCATGATTTACCTCACTAGCTTCGAACATTTCAAATAGGTCTTGAGCGATTGCCTGAATTGAATAAGCTTCAAATTCCACACTAGGCTCTCGCTCACCCATTCTCCGTTTTACTATTTGCCAGATATGAACAGCTTCATGTAAAAGCAATCCATAAACTTGTATTTGGTTCTTATCCGCTGTATCTCCAATTTGGACAATTGCATATGCACCATCTGAATAAGAACTAACCTGAGCATCCGCCCCCATATCTAAAAATTGATCAGCTTTGCCCATATCTTCAAATAACAAATCCATATGTATTTGATTTCTAGCAAGTGCATATTTGACATGTTGAAACGGTGAGATATACCATTCGGGCACATAATCGGTATTAATCATTTAAACTCCTTAATTGCACCCATAAAAAAACCCACTTATGTGGGCTTTTTATTGTTTACCTAATTCTATGTTCATCTGCCAAGTTATCAATTTCTTTTAAATTATCATCAAATAATCCTAGAAATTTTCTAGCAGATTGAAAAAAAATTGCACTGCTAACATCTTCACGAGCAATCAAACTCGGAAGTTGGTCATGCCTACTAGCATCTTTTTTGCATAAATCTAAACAGGTCCATGCATCACAAAGCATAATAATATTTGTGAGTAACTTATAAGTCTCACTATATAAATTTAAGCATTTATCGTGAAACTTAATATTTACAAAGTTTTTCTTAGAGAAATTAATATTTCCTAGCTCTGCTAAAATTTCGGCTGAAATTGCAAATGCTTTGTTTTCATAATCTTCTATTTCTTGTTTAGTAAGATTGTTTTCATAAAAACTTTCTAAATCCTTAGCTAGATCTTTCGCCCTAAAGGGAATATTTTTTACTTTTTTTAAAATTTCTATTACTTCAGTTTCATTATTTTTTAGTCTATGAGAAGTTCTCCAATCATCAAATAATACAAAAGCTGCAACTGGAGCTAGAAATGCTGCTGCAAGTGTTAAAGTATCCTTTAAAACATCATATGCATCAGCAAAGTTAAATTTATGATGTGTGATTGGATATGAACTCTTAAGAAAGAATGAAACAACTAAGAAAATAATTATGCCAATTAAAGTCCATTTCCAAATCCTTCTTATTTTTACTTTTAAATCATCTTGAGCCATATATCCCCCTATTTTAGAAGGTTATTAGACCAAGTATTTAAACCTTCCTCAACTGACATTTCCAGATTGTACTGGCTGGATCTTGTTGAATATGGATAACTCGGAATGAGCCTAAGGCTGTTAACCATTCATCATCAATTTTTGGAGTCATAGTTACTTCGTTTTGAAGAACGGTAGCCTTTTTATCTGTGGCCAAGACTCCAAGCGTCTGAATCTCATATTGACTGTATGAGCCAAACAGAACGCCACGCCCAGAATAGTTTTCTTTAACTTCAACATACGTTTCAGTTTTAGGATCCCAATTCGTTTTTGAAATCCGTTCACATGTAAAGGTATGAACGGCATCTGCTAAATCTTCATTAAATGCTTCAGCAATATCTGCCTGAATTTCGTCACGTAAGCCCATTATTTATGCCCTGTAAAGTGGAATGCCGAAGCTATTAAAACTTGCATTAGGATCTTTCAAATCAAGCGAATCAATATAATCAATTGCTATCTGTTCAAAGCTAGAAATCGCTTCAGTACCTTCTTGATACTCTTTTTCAGATTCGACTGAATCAGCTTTAACTTTCTTACGCTTCAACTGCTGGTCTTTGCCGTTATAAATTACCTTGGCCAGAATGCCTTTGATAATTTCACAAGCTGCATCCTTAAGAAGTGGATCAATTGGATCTGGTACAAATCCTATTCTGTTTTTCATCCAGACATTTGCCAGTTTAACCAGACGAGCTTTATCACTGTCTGGTGCAAAATCGCTGCCCAAAATTGAATTTGCGTCATCTACAGTAATAAAGCTCATTGCATTATTCCTTAGGGATTAATTTAAGAAGTTCTGCTTTTGTTGCAGACGGCTTGTAACCAATATTTTTACTAGCTAAATACTCTTTTAATTGATCATTTGACCAGTTTTCAAAATCATTAGCTGCCGTTTCTGTAGCTGGGTTTTCTGCCGATTTTCCAGCATCCAATTCAGCGATACGTGTTTGCATTGCAGAAATATCGTTTTTAAAAGCTTCAAATTCAGCTTTAATACCGATAACTTGGGCTTCAGCATCTTTGAGAGCTTTATCTGCTAAGACTGCTGCATCTTTTAATCGTGAATTCTCAGATAACAACTCTGACTGGTTACCACCGGCCTGCTCTAAGATGGCAATTTTCTGCTTAAGCTGAGTGTTTTCTTCAACTACCTTTTCACATTCAGCTTTTGCATCATCAAACACAGCTTGAAGTTCAGGGGTAATTCCCACTGCGACATTTACAGTGGCCAAAGTCGTTTTTTGTGGCTCTTCCAACTTACGAACTTCAACTGGAACTTCCAAAGATTCATAATCCTTTTGAATCTTTGGATAATTACCGTAAATAATTACCTCTTTTGCTTTCAAATTTGGGTTTTCATAATAGTCAGGGTTAGCAATAATGCCCGTCTCTAATGCAGCAGCTGCTGCAATGCGTGTATAGATAATCTTCATGGCGCTTTTCTCTTAATAATAAAAAGAGGGCTTATTAGCCCCCTTAGGTTTTAATTTTTAGGTTTTAACCAGTTGTCGCTGTACCTGATAAATCAAGTAAGGTACCTGCTGTCATTTTGTTGCTGGTTGCATATTTAATCCAGTTAGCACTTGAACCAAGTAATGTAAGATCAGGATTTTCACCTTTCGATGTATCCCAGCTATAACCAAGAATATCTAGGTTAAATGCACCTTCAGCACGCATACCGATTGCCAAGTTTTCTTCATCATTGATGTCATAAGCTCGGAAGCCCGGTACTTGTGATTCAGTTACAGTTACAGCACCATACTGCAAGCCAAAAGCATCGTTATCACCTACAGCATCCGTCACCAAGACCGGCTTTCCTAAGGTTCCCGGTAAACCTCCATAGATAACGATTTCAGATTCACCATAAATTTGCTTAGTGATTGCATCATCGACAATATCGAAATAGGTATCTGAGTTCATCACCCATAAGCCAATGCGGCCAAACTTATCACCAAACTTTCGCATACCACGAGTTAATGCTTTGCGGCCATCAACAACGATACTACCTTTTGCAACCATGTCTGGATTGCTAGAAATAGCAGCTTTTAAAGAAGCTAAACTGTACTCTAATCGGCCTGCAACCAATGCATCTGCAAGATCGTAACCAACAACCATAGCAAATTCTTCTGGTGTACGAGCACGGCGCTTAAATGCCTCTTCAGTAGATGCATAAGGGCCATATTTATATGGAATTTTTACACCTACAGACTCACCTGCACCGATTTTTTCCGGAGTGACTTTTGCATTGGAGTTCACATCGCGATGTTTAATGCTACCACCAACTTTGTAGAATGCATTTTTATTGAAGTCACCTTGAATGATTTCATTACGATAAATAATCGCACCATTGGAAGCTTCATTAAAGACATTCAAATTGTCTTGTAATCGTTCTAAATACGCTGTTTGGGCCAGTTGGTTGTAGATGATCATGTCGGAATTAACTGTCGTAGTCATAACTACTTATCTCCAAATATATAATGATTAGTTCGGTAGTTTTAGGAAGGCATCATTGCCATGTTCTTTGATGTATTCTGCTTTCTGAGAAACAGACATTTCACTGCGTTTCATTCCTGCAGGCGCTCTACCTTTGCCCCCACCTTGAAAACCGCCACCAGTTCCTTTACCACCTTTAAGAATTAAGTCTTTATGCTGGTATCCACCAACCAATGACTCTAAAGCTTCATCAACATTTGCAAGTTCACCCGGGCGGACACGCGAATAAATCTTTTCGCCGTTCGGATCATATGCAACCACCTTGCCCTCTTCGATTTTGAAGTGATGGCCAAATGTTGCCTGAACCATGTCCACAGGTACTGCAATGTTGTCTTGAATGTACTTAGAACGAGCAAAACCACCGCCGATAAGCTCTTTATGCAATGAGGCCTCAAGAGCATCACGTTGCTCAACAATCGGAGCATATTTTTCTTCAACTGCCTTGATAGCTTCAGCTTTCACTTTCTCAACTTCACCGGCATCCACCAGCTTTTTATCGTCGAGATTTTGGATTGTTTGTAATGCCTTTTTAGCTGCCGCTGGGTCTTCAATTCCTTCAAAAGCTTTTAATGCTTTTTCGGCTGCTTCTTTGGCTTCACGATGTGTTTTAGCTTCACCATTTAATCGAGCAATTGTCGCCACAGAGTGTGCAGCATCGTGTGGCATTTCTTTGCCATCATCATGGATATAGATCGGCTTATCGCCGTCTACTTCCGCATAAACTTTACCGTCGATTGTTACTGTTTTAAGTTTCATTGGTCATCCAACCTATATATACAAAAAAAGGGCATCCGCCCAATAACGCCGTTAGCATCCGCATCCGGCAGGCAATAAAAAAGCGCCCTTTAGGACGCTTAATTTCGATTGAAAACTTAGAAATTTGTTGCAAATAAACGGTAGCCTTCTAGCTCCCAAAGTTTATTTTCGGCTGACTTTTCTGCATTTCCACGAGCCATACGCTCACCAATTTCAGCATCAAAGTTTTCAGCATTCACACATGCACTAAAACCCGTTGCTAGAAAAAACTTTCCATCTAAAAATGCATGGACAAAAGTAGATGTCGTACCTCCGGGGCGTTGCTCAACCGTATATGTAACACGCTCCATCAATGAATCAATTTGCGCTTTAGTTACTCGGGGTGCCACAGACTTTTCAGCTAACTCTTGCTCTGTTACTTCTTTGATCATTTTCTTCTCACAAAAAAAAGCACCCGATGGTGCTATGGTTTGAATTAGGTTTAATGCGGAATCTGTGCTTTGGGCTGTTTAAAGTTATATCCTAAAATAGCCATATATCTTGGAATCAACCTCCTTACAAATGGCACAACAATAAGATTTGTACTTAGGATGTATTGTGCTTGAGTCATAGTTACTTTTTTCACAATCCCAATTCCTTAAATGTCTGCTCGTCCAACTTTCGAAGTTGGTCTAATGTGTATAACCGCCCTTCAGGATCAAAGAACTTTTCAAAATCAAATTTTCCTTCCTTATAGAGCTTGTAACGCTTCGGCCCTAGCCACTCTTTTTGAAAGAAATCATCTGTCTTTTTAAAGAATTCTTTAAAAGTGGTATTGGCATCTAACTGCCCTATTAAATGGCTTCGCTCATCTTTTGGAATGTCTTTAACTCGACGTTCGTCCATGACAAATGGCCGTTCGCCAACAAGTTGACCGTCCTTCTCGACCGGAACCAAGATACTGCGACAGTTAGGATGTAACGGCGGCACTCGCTTTGCCGGATCATTTATTTCCCACACTGAACCATCTAATGAAGCGCAAAGCTTAGAAGTTCGTCCATCTAAAACACTAACAAATCGGACATATTCAAAGCCAATTTGGTTGAAGCTATTTAGATAGGCTTGATTTGCTACATGACTTCGCACAGTTCTTACCGTTCGCTCAATATCAGTTTTGGTACCATTTAAGATCCCATCTTCATAGTTAAGCCGTTTGCTCCCTCGAATACGCTGAACAATTTCTTGGTTAGTTTTGCCTGAATTAATACCATCTCGAATTGCATACTCAACCTTTTGACGGGCACTTTCAGCAATTCTTGAAAGCAGATCATCGACAAGAGCGCCACCTGCCAACGGAACTTTTTTAGCGGATAAGAATAGTTTTTCCCCATCAGGCTTATTAATTTTTGCTCCATAGAGCTTAGCTACGTAATTGGCCTCATAAACAGCCAGCGCCGTAGCAGAAACGGCAAAAGCTTCAGGTAATGCTAAATTAACACTGGCAAACCATTGGGCAATCAA